ATGTGCCAATAGATTCCTGAATCGCGCCAGCATCAACGCCTTTGGCGAGTTCACCGCCCCAGTAACTCAGATCGGCTTGCGTTGGTGCACGTCCAAGCAGTGATTGATACCAGCCCGTTACTTGTTGATCGTAAGGATTGACAACGGGTTGCGTCGGAACATTCAAAAGGCTATCCGTTACCGACCCGCCGGGTAGTAAAGTGGAGCGATCATCAATGAAATTATCCTTGCCCATTTCGAGCAAACCCGTGTTGCCGCCAGCACCTGGCGTTACCGTTCCAGGTGGATTTGGATTCGGCGTTAAGGTTGCAAGATCCGGTGGAATTGGTTTTTTATCAACGGGCGGTAAGTTTGAATCGCTTGGCTTTGGCTCGGCTGGCTCAACGGCTGGCCGCCACTTCTCACCGGATGGCAGTACATAGGGCGTTACTTTGCCCGTGTTGGTGAACAGTAAACCTTCAGGCCCGAAACCGTAACGGGTGTAATCGCCAGCGTATGGCGTATACGTTCGTTCCGCCAAACCTGTCTGGGTAATGCCTTGCGTTGTACGTTTAGCGCCTACTTGACGCGCTGCGTTAATGTCAATCTCTGGTTGCGCTGAACGCAGAAACTCGCTGCGCAGTTTCTCTGGGCTTGCTAATTCGTTTTGCGCCCAATCCCAGTATGCTGTTTCATTGGGTTGCGGTGCGCGCCCCAAGACTGACGTGTAAAGCTCAGGTATCGCGTCACGCAAAAACGCGCTACGCAACTGTGCTGGCGTCCACTTTTCGTTGTTGGCGGACATGAGCCACCAATTCACCTCATCGTCACGCGGCGCTCTGTTGAGTGCTTGCTGGTACAAAGCCTGTATGTCTTGTTTCGTTGCCATGTTTACCTCTAAATCGACGTTGCACTGATGACGCCAGAATTATTAACCGTGATGCTGTATCGCGTTCCGTTTGGCGAGCGAAGGATCAATCGCATGCCCTCCACAAACTCAACGTCTTGTAGCTTCTTTAAGTTCAACGCATCAGCACTTTCCAAAGCACGGTTGCGTTCACGCTCAAGCGTTGATGAATATTGCGGCAGCGGTGCGGGTAACTTCATCGCCCGCTACCCGGTACAGCGTCCAAGCGGATCGTGCCAACACGCCAATCAGCATCAGCATTACCAACAACGCGCATCGCTACCTGGCGACCCGTGAACCTTACATTCGTGTAAGGTTGCATCGAGTAGGGGCCATACGTTGTTGACGATGACTCCGGCGTTGACTGCGTATAAAACGTTAACTTCACTTGGCCTTGTGACTTTTCATCCGGCAGCACTTGGCGGACAGACATGAAACGATCACCAGCGCCAATTTCAACTGGACCTGACTCGGCGTAACGCGTGGACGTGATCGGCGTGCCGTTGTTAGTCCATCCGTTTTCGTGTTCGTATAAGAACCCGTCAGTGCCAACGGATAGCGGGTTGGTGAACACACCGGCATCCGTCCAGCATGTTCTCGCCAATTCGCCAATCGCCCAATGGTTTTCGCGGTAATTCCAAATCAGATAGCGATTGCACTCATTACTATCTGCTGACGGGTAAAACCACCACACTTCACCGAAAGCCGAATTGTGTCCCGAATAAATCTTCGCCACTTGATCAAGGTTGATGTCGGTGAAGACATAATCGCCAACCGAGCATGGCAATGGTTGAAGTTGGCCATTGAATAAGAAAAACGATTTATCTGACATCCAAACGGCGCCGCCTTCAATCACGGCAACGGCTTGCGGACCAATCAAGCCGCAAAACGAACCAACCTTTTCTTGACCGTACACCAATGGCGGACCAAGATAATTCATCACATGAGCGTCCGTTTCGGTCAAGATCAACACCTGACCGCGCACGCGTTTAGCCGCCAAAATGCGACCGTTGGTTTGAAGCTCTAACGATCCCGCGGTATTTGATCCTGATGGCGTCCAGGTTGTGTTGTCTTCCTGGTCAGACCATTGCACTAAACGTGGGTTGCCGCCAGCGCCAAGCGCAAACATATAACGCTCTGGCGTGACAATGAGTGCCGTGTTATCCGTTGGCGCATTCGTGATGGCAGTGGCAATCGAGCCAACGTTATTTTGCCATTCGTACAATTTGCCATCGCTATTGGCGCAAGCAACAAGATATTCACCCCAATTATCTAGCGTCCACGTTGTCGCGTCCAACTCAGCGCCAACAGTGCGCTTGGTGCCATAAGTGCCTAAACCGTAATTCGCAGCGCCGTACCCATAACCCGTGAATGAGTTTTGACGTCCTACTGTGTAACCTGATGGCGTGATGTCATAGAAGTTGCCACCATTCCAAACGTAAAGTTTAGAGTGCGTACCAACGGCAAGCCAACGATCATATTCGTTATCGCGCCAACTAAACATGCCGCGCGCTGAACCTGAAAACGTATCGCCCGATGCTTTCACCCACCCGCCAATCGGGCGCATCGTTCCTTCGTACCAGCGCACAAGATTGGAATCCCAATACCTTCCCGCGGCTTGGTAATTCGTGCCGTTCCTGTATACGCCTGGCGGAATTTTTAACGGTGCAAGCATGGCGTTATCTCATCATCATGGCTTCGGCTTCGCGTCTTCTCGTGAGGCCACGCATGACGCGTCCGCGTGCCTTGTTCCACTTTACGCACTCCTCTCGCGCGCCAGCCCAATCGCCGGCGTCCACGCGTCGCTTAAGGGTTGAAATCCGATAATTCCCAAAGCCACAATTGTAGACCCATGACAGGACAGCGGCGAATCGGCGCGGCGCTGCGGAAAGTATGGTGGGTGATGCTTTAATGAGCGCCATGGCAAAGTGTCGAAGATGAGCGTCAAGCCGTTTCTCGCATTCCGCCATCGTCCAAACGGTTGTTGGCGTAACGTCTGGACCTGTTGTGCCGAAACCTATCGTCCAAGGATCGCCACCGCTACCAGGATCAGGGTAAGCCGCCACATGGCCATCGGGTAAACGCTTTGCGCATCCCTCAAATGGAATGACTAACAACGTTTTGGCGATTTGGATACCTTCGTTCATTTGCCATACTTCTCAATGGATCGGCCAACAAACCAAAATGAGATACACATGCTGAACAAACCAAAATCGTCAGCGTCCCATGTTTGCGTCAACACTTCAGACCAACTGGCGTTCGTTTGAAAGGCAATGCAAAGCGCCGCAACTTTGACTGCGGCATACATGAAAAACAACGCCCAGGTGATGCCAGGCCTAACTAATGCGCTGATTGCCGCCACAAACCAACCGGCCGATTTGGCGGTTTCCGCTTGCTCATTGAACGCTGCCTTGATGGCGTCCAATTGTGCAATGGAATGATCAACGTACTTTTCTTCCATCTTGAATTGACCACGCATCTTTTCCAAATCCGTCTGGAGTTGGAACATGTTTAATTCGTGGTTGCGCTCGTTCTTCTTATCCATGAACTTGAGAATCTCTGGCGCGAGTCGGAATAGTCCGCCAAAGATCGAACCAAGTAAGCCACCGGACAAAAGATCAAACATATCAGTGGAAAAGTTTTAAGTTAGTGTTGACAAGCAAAAGAATGATTGCGCCGGCTGATGCAATCAATATTTGCTCTAAGCGTTTAAGTCTTGCATTGATGCCTGCGTAACGCTCGGCGCAGACCGCCTCATGAGTTGACAATTTAGCCTCCACGTCTTTAGCGCTAGCGTTAGCATCCATGGTTTATGCTCCAATCGAGTCGCCGTTAATTAAATCTTCTTTCAATCTCGGCACGATCCACTGGCAGGTTACCTCGTCAAGCACAGCGTCGTCAGCGGGCTTCGGCGGTATGAACGCATCACGCACTGGGTCGTACGTCCAACCTGGGCCGCAATAGTTCTTGCGGAAATTGCCGTTGTAACTGGTCTGCTTCCAGTGCGGATGACCACCAGACCACGCAACTAAAAAGTCGATGCCTTTCTGTTCCTGCTCGACACCGTTCGCGTCAAGCAGCTCGTTGTTGTGAACAACATGCACTTCAAGCACATTGTTGCTCTCATCTAGTTTTGCGAAATGAGCCATGTGCTACCTCAGAATGTAATGGAACCGTTGCCGGTAAACGTGTAACGGCGATACCCACCAGACACAACTACTGTTGGCGATCCGGTTGTTGATGCTGGGCGATAGGAATCTGGGTAAGCAATAATGACAACACCAGAACCTCCATTGCCGCCAAGTGTCGCAGTTGGCCCGCCGCCGCCACCGCCACCGCTACCCGTGTTGGTTGTGCCAGCACCACCCTGCGTGCCGCCTTGGCTTCCAGCACCGCCAATGCTAGAACCTCCGGTTCCATTCGTGCCGCCGTTATATCCAGCGCCACCTCCACCACCGGCATAAGTCCCGCCGCCTAACGATGAACTTGCGGCTGAACCGGCCCCGCCGTTGCCGCCGTTGGCACCAGAACTGTTAGCTCCAACTGCGCTAGCACCACCGCCTCCACCGCCAGCAGTAGTCCCTCCAGCGCCACCGTTATTGCCCTGAGAAGGTGAAGTTGATGGTGTATTTCCAGCACCACCTGTACCAGTTTGCGCGGCCCCACCACCAGACCCACCTGCAATACCGTCTTTAAATGCAGGATCTCCGCCGTTATATCCAGCACCGCCACCGCCACCTGCAGACGTTACAGTTGAATAAGGAGAAGATGCTCCTAGATTTGTAATAGATGAATTACCACCACTCCCTCCGGTTCCTGCGCTGTCATAAGCCCCAGCGGTTCCAACAGTAATTGTTAGCGTCTGGGTGGAATTGACGCTTTGCGAAGAAGCCGTACGAAAACCACCTGGTCCTCCACCTCCACGTCCGCCCCCACTCGCACCAACGCTTCCACCCGCTCCACCGCCACCAACAATCAAGTAGTCAATAGTGGGTGTAGGCAAAAGTGCTCCGCCGAACATGCCATAGCTTCTTGCGAGCATGGCTCCTAAGACTGAAAGTGCAGGCATCTTTGCTGCTCCTTACGCAAACTTGGTTTGCGCGGCAAGGATTGTGTAAGTGCTTGCCGCTGTCTTAATGATACTAAATGAATAAGCATCAATGGATGTTGTATTGCCAGCAGCCGGCGCTGTTCCGCCTTGCCATTTGACAGTCACGTTCGTCGTTGTGCTGTCAACCTGAAAACCCGTTGGGTAATAACCCGTTGGACCATTCGTTACCAGGAACGCGCAAGTAATCGACTGGTTCGTTGTGATGAAGTTATTGAGCGTTGTTGCCGCGTCACCGCGAAAGTTAAACGTCCAGTTGGCTGACGCGTTTGATGTGTAGTAATTGACAGCACGCTCAGTCAGATCAACGTTCACCGTTCCCGTTGCAGCCGTGGCGGATACATTAGCCGTTTCAACAACAGGCTTGATCACCATCTTGCCTGATGCTGTTACAACGTCTGTCGTTGAATCGCCAAGCGTTGCATTGCCTGACGCCGTAAGCGTTGTGAAAGAGCCGGCAGCGGCAACGGTTTGCCCAATCGAAACACCGTTGATCGTTCCTGCGCCCGTCATGTTGCCGCCAAGCGCAAGCGTCTTGCCAGATCCAACGTTCAAGCCAACGCTCGTACCGCTACCCGCTGCCGCAAATAACGCGTCAAGCGTATCCATGTTTGTGTTGAGTTTGTAACCCCAAGTGTCTGTTGACGCGCCAACTTCAGGCTTGGTAAGTGAAAGGTTACTTGTGGTGGTATCGGCCATTTTTTATTACCTCTTACTACGCGGCATCTCGCCACGGTGAATTGATGGGTGTCCAAGTATTTGTTGGATTGGTAACGTCGGTCCAAATCGTTGTGACAGGTGTGATGGGTTCCCACTTGCGCTCGCCATTGGCGACCATCTCAGAAACGCTTGCTGCTCGCGCTTCGGCATACCAGGTGGTTGTTGGATCAGCCGTAAATCCTGACTCGGCTTCGGAAAACGCTGAATTGCCAATGTCAACATCAGCCGTTGCCGTGGCTGAAGATTCGGCTGCGGCTGTTGCCATGCCGCTTGAGAATGTTTCAGCGTCAGCCGTTGATGCGCTTGTCGATGCGGCTGTGGCAATGCCGCCAAGGAATACATCAGCGGCGGCACTTGCTGCGGTTGTCGATGCAGCGCTTGCTGCGCCATCCACCAAGCCTTCACCGTTTGCCGTAACCGTTGAAACGCTTGCCGCGGTTGCTGTGCCTTCTTGAACGATGGAAGCC